GATCGGTGGCAAGACGGTTGCCGCGGGATTGCCCAGCCCCAGCCGTAATGTGAGCATTTCACATTTTGTCCTTGGTGCACAGGAGCGATCCCTGAAAGGCAGTTATATGGGTAGCTGCATCCCATCCCGTGACATCCCAAAATTCTTGTCCATGTACCAGCAAGGCATTCTTCGGATCGACCAGTTGGCGGGAGATCACGTCAAGCTCGAAGAGCTCAACGAGGCCTTTGATCTGATGAAAAGTGGCGGAACTCTTCGGAGTGTTCTGTTGCCATGAGGCGGGCACTTGTCTGCGGAATTTTGCTGACTTTCCAAAATCACGGGGCAAATTGCGACGTACGTTAACGTATTTACGTTTCGCGAAATTATCAGCAAGGAACGTAACATTATAAAATGAAACTGACTCTGCGTGGCTTGAGCCATCAGCACTAAAGAAACATCAAACCAACGAATTCTGATGGGTTTCTGTTCCGTCTTAGCTTATTGGATCGCCCGATCCAATGACCGCTTGCTGCACTAACTGGTCTATGGTGCAATGCGCAGCATTAGGCACAATGGGCTCACTGCCGCTGTTAGCTGCACCTTGTTCGAAGGTCCGGTCAGGGCCGTTCACGACGGTTTCACCTCATATAGAAGCCAGTTTAATCGGCCACACCAAACCACCTTCAGAATTCCTGTTGACAGGTCTGCCCCTCTTGACTCATACCTTGATAATCGAAGTAGAGCGCCCGGAGGAAACCCCTCGTGGGCGTTTTGCTTTTCTCAATTCCAACGATTCAGATCAGACCCCACCGCGCCAGTAATCCCCGGCGCGCTGCCTCGGCGTTTGCATCCCCCACACATCGAGGTTCTTCATGGATTTGGTATTCGCCCCAAACGAGATAGAGACCTGGCCGATTGATAAGCTGCGCCCCTATGCCCGCAACGCCAAGATGCACGGCGACGATCAGGTGGCGAAGATTGCGGCCAGCATGGCGAAGTTCGGTTGGACCGTGCCGTGCATGGTGGCCGATGATGGCGAGTTGATCGCTGGCCATGGCCGGGTGCTGGCGGCCGCGATGCTGGGGCTATCAGAGGTCCCGGTGATCCGGCTTGGCCATCTCGATGACGCTGAGCGGCGCGCCTACCGGATCGCCGACAACAAGCTGACCGAAATGGGCGACTGGGATGAGGCTGTGCTGCGGGATGAGATCGCCGGGCTGCTGGCCGAGGATTTTGACCTGTCGCTACTTGGCATCACAGACGAAGATTTGGACGCCCTGCTTCAGGACCCGGACATTGGAGATGGCGCGATTGAGGGCGAAGACGATACCCCGGAAATCCCGGAGGAACCGGTCAGCCGCGCCGGTGATCTCTGGGTGCTGGGAAATCACCGATTGCTTTGCGGTGACGCGATCGTTTCGAGTGATGTCGCGCGGGTGCTTGGCACTGTAAAACCACTGCTGATGGTCACGGATCCTCCCTACGGGGTGGAATACGATCCGGGCTGGCGAAACCAGGCGGGCACAAAAACCAAACGCACCGGCAAGGTGCTGAACGACGACCGTGCTGACTGGCGTGAGGCCTGGGTGCTGTTCCCCGGTGATGTGGCCTATGTCTGGCACGGCGCTTTGCATGCGGCCACAGTTGCCGAGAGCCTTGAGGCAGCGGGGTTCAATGTCCGCTCGCAGATCATATGGGCCAAGGACCGACTGGTTCTGAGCCGGGGCGACTATCACTGGCAGCATGAACCCTGCTGGTATGCTGTGAAAAAGACGGGCAAGGGTCACTGGGCCGGGGATCGCAAGCAAACCACGCTGTGGCAGATCGCCAACAAGGATCAGGATGCACAGACGGTGCACGGGACGCAAAAGCCGGTGGAATGCATGCGCCGCCCGATCCTGAACAATTCCAGCCCCGGTCAGGCAATCTATGAACCGTTTATGGGTTCTGGCACCACTCTGATCGCGGCCGAAACGACCGGACGTGTCTGCTTCGGGATCGAGTTGAACCCAGCCTATGTCGATGTCGCTGTGCAGCGCTGGCAGCAGTTTACTGGCGAGACGGCAGTATTGGCAGAGACCGGCGAGACATTCTCAGGTCTGACGGCCGAAAGACAAGCGGCATGAAACAATCCCGCTCGATGTCGTTCGTCGAGGCTATCTCCAATGTTATTGTCGGTTACAGCACCGCCGTAATAACTCAAATGCTGGTGTTTCCGTGGTTCGGACTGCACATGCCGCTGGTGCAGAACCTGAAGCTGGCGATGGCCTTCACCTTCATCAGTATCGTCAGATCATTCGTGTTGCGACGTGTGTTCGAAGCGATCAGGATCCACAAGGCGTAACGAGAAACCGCCGCCCGGGCAGGACGGCGGCATCACCCTCCGGTGGTGTTCAGGAGAGAATTTTGTAGACCTGACCGCGTCCGTCGATCTTTTCCGAAATAACATCCAGCCCCAGCTTCTTCTTCAGCACCCCGGAGATTGCTCCGCGCGCGGTGTGAGCCTGCCAGCCGGTGGCTATGGTGATCTCCGGCATGCTCGCGCCGCCTTTCGATTCGAGCATCGCTATCAGTTGGGCCTGCTTGGTGCCGGTTCGCGGGGGTTTAGGCGCGTTCGGCGCTTCCCAAGCCTTTGCCCCCTTGCGAACCCGCGCCATGGTTTGCGCCACTACGGGTTCAACTCCGATGGCAGCAAGCCCGGCTTCGGTCACCACCAGCGTGGTGCCATGGCCATCGCCGGTCTCGCGCCAGAGCGGCTCGCAGTGGCGGATATCGGCATCGGCCTCTTCGAGGAAACCGCGTCCGATCAGCATGGTGACTACCTTTTTGGCGGCAGCTCCATGGAGCCCTTTCGGCAGCGGCATTGCAAGATTGCCGGGGCGCTGGGCACCGGCGGAGAGGATTTGGGATTGGGTTTTGGTGAGATCAGCCATTCAGGCCTCCGTGATTAGAGGGCGCAGAATGCGTGCCCTTCTACCGGGGCGAGCCCCACGATCGCGGGGCTCGCAGAAAGGTGGACGGCTATTTGGCATGTTCACCCTCGTCAAACGCGCTGTCGGCAATCTCACGAAGCTTGCTGGCATGGTGGGTGAGCGTTCCAACGTCGCCCAATTGACGTCATCAGGGCTGGTGTTGAAATGCTCGCCGCTGAAGCCCTGCAGGCGCGTCAGCATCGCATCGATGTCGACCTTGGCGGTGAGGAAGGCCGCACGGGCCTCGGCATTGTCTTTGGCGGGTCAGTTGGTCATGGTTGTGTCTCCGCTCATCGTTTCGCCGCTGTCTGACCGGCGGCATATGCTGCGGCCAACGCATCACGGATCGACCAGATCGAAACGTCATGGAAATCCAGCACGTCGCTGTTTCGGGTCTCGAGAGTTTCAATGTTCGGGAAGTGCTTCAAGGCGATCTCGAAAAGGAGGGCTTGCGGTGCGGGTTTGGCTTGGATCTTCGCGGTCATGGATCTGTCTCCCGGGTGTGTCGTTTTGTACAATCAGAATCGCTCGACGGGCGCGTGTATTCAACTGAATACCAAGCAATATCATTGCTTTAGGTATGCGGAGGGATGGTTATGGAAGGTATGAGCGAGCGGGAGTATTCCGCCCATTCCGGTCTGTCGCGCGGGGCTATCCAGAAGGCTAAGCAGACCGGGCGAATGGTGCTGTGGGCGGATGGCTCAATCAATGCCGCTGCCTCTGATGCGCGAAGGGCCGAAACAACCGATCCCGATCAGCAGCGCCGGGCTGTTGGTGGCGGAGAAAGCAGTCTCAGCGGTCCCGCCGATAGCACATCCTATCTCAAGGCCCGCACGGCGCTGACCGTCTACCAGGCGCAGGAACGCCAACTGGCAATCCAGAAGAAAAAGGGCACATTGGTCGATCGGGCGCGCGCCGAAACGCTGGTGTTTCGTCTGGCACGCCAGGAACGCGATGTCTGGGTGACCTGGCCTGCCCGCGTCGCGGCATTGATGGCCGCACAAGTGGCAGCGGAGGTGGAAACGGCAACGGGGCGCCCGGTGATCATCGAGACCGCGATCCTGCAGAGGGTGCTGGAAACCCATGTCCGCGAACAGCTTGACGCCCTCGCCGATCTCCGGGTCAGCCTCGGACAGTGACGGCACGGCACATGATGACCTGACCGCAGACGTCGACCTCAGCTTTGACGGGGCCGAAGACATAGTGCGCGCCTGGCGTCGGGGACTGCGCCCGGACCCGGACCTGACGGTTTCTGAGTGGGCGGACCAACATCGCTGGTTGTCCTCGCGCGCCAGTGCTGAACCCGGACGGTATCGTACGGATCGCACGCCGTATCTGCGCGAGATCATGGATGCGCTCTCCCCCCGGCACCCGGCGCAGCGCATTACTTTCATGAAGGCGGCGCAGGTCGGGGCAACAGAAGCAGGCAACAACTGGATCGGGTTTGTGATCCACCATGCGCCGGGCCCAATGCTTGCGGTGCTGCCCACGGTCGAGATGGCCAAACGCTCCTCGCGCGGTCGCCTTGATCCGCTGATCGAGGAAAGTGCTGCCCTGCGCGCGCGGGTCAAACCGGCGCGCTCACGCGATGCGGGCAACTCGATGCTGTCCAAGGAATTCCCGGGCGGCATTCTGGTGCTGACCGGCGCGAACTCCGCCACCGGCCTGCGTTCCATGCCCGCGCGTTATATCTTTCTCGATGAGGTCGATGCCTATCCGGCCTCGGCGGATGAAGAAGGCGATCCGGTTTCTCTGGCTGAGGCGCGCACGACGACCTTCGCGCACCGGCGCAAAGTGTTTATGGTCTCGACCCCGACCATCCGGGGCCTCAGCCGGATCGAGCGGGAATACGAAGCAAGTGACCAGCGTCGGTACTTTGTGCCCTGCCCTCATTGCGCTCACATGCAGTGGCTGGAGTTTGAACGCCTGCGCTGGGCGAAGGATCAGCCGGAAACAGCTGCATATCATTGTGCCGGTTGTGAAGCCCCGATCGCCGAGCACCACAAGACGGCCATGCTGGCAGCGGGGGACTGGCGATCGACGGCCAAATCACAGGATCCGCATTCGATCGGGTTCCATATCTCAGCGCTTTATTCCCCGATCGGCTGGAAAAGCTGGGAGCAGATCGCCAGGGACTGGCTGGCGGCGCAAGGCTCCGAGGACATGCTGCGCGCCGCGCGCAATACGCTGCTGGGCGAGACATGGGTTGAATCGGGCGAAGCACCAGAATGGCAGCGGTTGTCGGACCGGCGGGAAAGCTTTGGCGACGCGCAAATCCCTGAAGGCGGGTTGTTCCTGACCGCCGGTGTCGATGTGCAGAAAGATCGCATTGAGGTTGATGTCTGGGCCTGGGGACGCGGCCTGGAAAGCTGGCTCATTGATCACATCGTTATTGTTGGCGGCCCGGATCATGACCAGGCCTGGGATCAGCTGACCGCACTGCTGGGCAATACATGGCAGCATGCCAATGGCGCGGTGATGCCAATTGCCAGGCTGGCGATCGATTCTGGTTATGAATCCGCTGCCATCTATGGCTGGGCGCGCGCTCAGGGCTTTGAGCAGGTCGCGCCGATCAAGGGGCTTGAAGGCTTCAATCGCGCCACGCCGGTGTCGGGCCCGACCTTTGTTGATGCCACCATGGGCGGGCGACGATTGCGCCGGGGCGCCCGCCTGTGGTCGATCGCAACCGCGACCTTCAAGATCGAAACTTACCGTTTCCTGCGACTTGAGCGCCCCAGCGACGAGGATCGTGCGCAGGGCGTGCTCGATCCGCCCGGCACCGTGCATCTGCCCGACTGGATCGACAGTGAATGGCTGAAACAGCTGGTGGCCGAGCAACTGGTCACCGTGCGCAACAAGCGCGGTTACGCACGGCAGGAATGGCAAAAGCTGCGCGAGCGCAACGAGGCGCTGGATTGCCGTGTCTATGCCCGCGCCGCCGCGTGGATCCTCGGGGCGGATCGCTGGGACGAGGCAACCTGGCGACGGCTTGAAGAACAGGCCGGGGTTGAGACGCGGGAACATTCACCGCCAGCAGAAACGTCCGCCGCGCCCCCTGACGCACCACAGCCCGCCAAAGCCGGAACACCAACAACACCGCGCCGCAAGCGCCGGGCCTATACACCCAGATTCATGAGGGATTGAAATGGAACTCGACAGAATGCGCACGCTCCTGACCGCATTGCAGGAAGCGCGCTACGCGGGCGTGCGCTCGGTCAGCTATGACGGGCGCACCATTACCTATGGCTCGGATACAGAGATGGCCACCGCGATTTCCGATCTCGAGGGTCGGATCGCCTCTGCCAGCGGCACAGCCCGGCGACGCCGCTGGGGCGCCGTGGCGACCAAGGGTCTCTGAGAGATGATGTTGGAAGGGTTGCGCCAGCGGTTGGGCGCAGTGATCGGCGGCTTTGACGGCGCACAGATGCATCGCCGCCTGCGGGGCTTTCGTGCGAGCCGCGCCCATGTGAACACGCTGATTGCCGGAGCGGGCGAGACCATCACCGCCCGGGCCCGATGGCTGGTGCGCAACAATGGCTATGCCGCCAGTGCTGTCGAGGCTTTTGCCTGCAATGTCGTGGGTGACGGGATCAAGCCGTCCTCTTCGATTGCCGATGCGGCGCTGAAAGAAGACCTGCAATCCCTCTGGTTGGCCTGGACGGATGAAGCGGACGCTGAAGGCCTGACGGATTTCTACGGGCTGCAGCGCCGCGCTGTCCGCGAGGTGTTTCTGGCAGGTGAGGTCTTTGTGCGTATTCGCCCGCGACGGAGTGGTGACGGGCTGACCGTACCGTTGCAGCTGCAGATGCTGCCCTCGGAGATGTTACCTCTGACGATGAACCGTGAGCTGCCCGGAGCCGGGCTGATCCGGCAAGGGATCGAGTTCAATGCCATCGGGCGACGCGTCGCCTATCACTTCCTGCGCCGCCATCCCGGCGACATGACTGATCCCGGTCTTGCAGGTGAAACCGTGCGCGTGCCCGCTGCCGACATTATCCACATTATTGATCCGGTGGAGGCAGGCCAGTTGCGCGGCGTGTCCCGCTTTGCTCCGGCCATCGTGAAACTGTTCACTCTTGATCTTTACGATGACGCCGAGCTTGAACGCAAAAAGATCGCGGCAATGTTCGCGATGTTCATAACTTCGCCCGCGCCGGAAACCCCGCTGGAACCAGCTGATGAAGATCTTGAGGTTGAGCCCGGCCAGGTGGTTCGGCTTGACCCGGGTGAGGATGTGTCCACCCCGGCCACCCCGGAGTCCGGTTCCACCTATGAGCCGTTTCAATACCGCACTTTGCTGCAAATCTCGGCCGCACTGGGCATCCCTTATGGGTATCTGACCAACGACACGGCGAAGGGCAACTTCTCCAACACGCGCATTTCACTGGTGGATTTCCGCAGACGCATCTCGGCCTGGCAGCATGGTGTGCTGGTTTACCAGCTGTGCCGGGCCGTCTGGACCCGCTGGATGGACATAGCGGTTCTGTCCGGGGCGCTGGAATTGCCGGGCTATGACGCACAACGCCGTCGGTACCAAGCCTGCATGTGGTTGCCCACCAAATGGGACTGGGTTGATCCGATGAAGGATGCGTCCGCCGAAATTCTGCAGATCGAAGCCGGGTTGAAGTCGCGCACGCAGGCCCTGTCGGAACGGGGCTATGACGCCGAGCAGGTTGAGCGTGAAATTGCGGCGGAACGGCAACGCGAACATGCGCTGGGGCTTGACTTCCGTCGTCCGGGATCGCCCGCCCAGGCACCGGGACAGGGTGGTGCGCAGAACAAGAACACTGATCGGGAAGCGGACGACACGGATCAGGAAACATCAGAACGCGGGTCTGGCAGCGAGGAGGAACAATGATGCATCACGCCCGGATCGCGCAGCGCGCCTTCAATACGCCGTTGATGGTGGAGCCCTCCAAAGCGCTGGCCTTTCTCTGCGGGATGGGACCCCGGATCGCCGGGCAGGAAATCATCTTTCTGGGTTCCGATCAGGCTGAGGCAGACGTCACCCGTGCCGCCCTGCCCGCCCACGCGTCGCTGATCGGCGGCGGGATTGCCGATCGCCAACAGGATCACGACACCCGGGCCTTCGTGCTGATTGATGGCATCGCAGTGATAGAGATTGGGGGCACGCTGGTGCATCGCGGTGCCTGGATCGGACAATCCTCCGGGCTGACCTCCTATGAAGGGATCACGGCCCGGATTGACGCGGCAGTTGCCGATCCCGCGGTTCGTGGCATTGCGCTGGAGATCGACAGCTTTGGCGGCGAGGTCGCCGGGGCCTTCGATCTGGCTGACCGCATTCGCGCCGCACGGGACGTTAAACCCATCCACGCCTTTGTCGCCGAACACGCGCTGTCGGCTGGCTATGCTCTGGCCTCACAGGCAGATCACATCACTCTGCCACGCACTGGCGCTGTTGGCAGTATCGGCGTCGTGACCCTGCACACCGAAATGAGCGGCATGCTGGAACAGAAAGGCGTGACCGTCACCCTAGTGCATGCCGGGGCACACAAGATCGACGCCAATCCCTATGAGCCACTGCCAGACACCGTGCAGGCGCGGATGCAGGCAGAGTTGGAAAGTTTGCAGACTTTGTTTGCACAAACCGTAGCGGCCGGGCGCGGCAATCGCCTGGACGTGCAGGCTGCTCTGGATACCGAAGCGGCCGTATTGCGGGGCTCGGAAGCTGTGGCCGCTGGTCTGGCCGATGCCGTAGCCGATCCCCGCACCGCATTCCGGACCTTTGTCAAAACCCTGAACCGGCCAGCCTCAATCCCGGCTTCGCCAAAGCTACCGCGCGCAACTGATCCCAAAACCCCAAAGGAGATACCCATGAACGCAACCACAGATCCTGCCGATGAAACGGAGCCCGACGCACCCACATCGCAAGCGGAAGCGGCGGAGATGCCGACCCCCATCCCGGCTGCCATCACATCATCGCAGCAATCCAATCCGGTTGTGCCCGCAGCTGCCGCCCCGGATGCCGATGCCATCCGCGCCGAAGCCGCCGAAGTGGCGCAGGTCTGCTCCCAGGCGTCCCGATTGGGTGTGCAGATCGATGCTGCAGATGCGGTGAAGCGTGGGCTCAAGCCCGAAGCCCTGCGCGCTCAGGTGCTCGAAGACCTGGCGGCTCGCGGTGATGCGGCATCAATCCTGGCCAGCACCCCTGCTGCAGCCGCTGCCAAAGACAGCCCGCTCGTTGCCGCTGCCAGAAAAGCCGCAACCGACGCCGCCCGCTGAACCAAAACCCACGCACGGAGCCTGATCCATGACCGTTCTGACCCAACCGCCCAGCATGGGCGATGTCCTCAAATATGAGGTCAACCCGAACTACACCCGCGACACCATCACGCTATCGTCCGGCAGGACCTATCCCGTTGGCTCTGTCCTTGGCCGAATTACTGTCAACGGCAAGTACGCCCTGGCCAGTGACGGTGGCTCGGATGGCGCAGAAACCGCCGCCGCGGTTTTGCTCTATCCGGTTGATGCCACCCTGGCAGATGCGCTCGGCATCGTCGTGACCCGCGGTCCCGCGATCGTCTCGCGCGCCGGGCTTGCCTATGACGCGACAGTTGATGACGCGGCCAAGATCACCACCAAGATCACTGAGCTGGCAGCGTTGGGCATCATTGCCCGCGATGCGGCCTGATCCGCATCTCCTCACCCCTTCACACTCCGGAGCCTCCCATGACCATCACCCGCAATCCCTTTGATACCGGTGGCTATTCTCTGGCCGAGATGACGCAGGCCATCAACATCCTGCCCAATCTCTACACCCGTCTCGCCCAGATCGGCCTGTTTCGCTTTGAAGGCGTCACCCAGCGCAGCGTTGTCATCGAACAGCACGAAGGTGTTCTGAGCCTGCTGCCTTCGGTTCCGATGGGCGCGCCAGCAACTGTCGGCACCCGCGAGGGGCGCTCCATGCGCTCCTTTGCTCTGCCGTGGATCCCACATGACGATGTCATCCTGCCAACCGACATTCAGGGCATTCCGGCAATCGGTGTCTCGGATGCAGCAGATCCCCTGCTGACAGTGATGAACCGCAAGCTGACCCTGATGCGGCGCAAGCATGCCCAGACCCGCGAATATATGGAGATCAATGCCCTGCGCGGCATCGTGAAAGACGGTGCGGGGACCACGCTCTACAATTACTTTACCGAATTTGGTCTGGCCCAGATCTCCGTGGACTTCTTGCTCGGCACTGCCGGGACAAATGTTCAGGGCATAATCCGCACCGTGTTGCGCGGCATTGAGGACAACCTTCTCGGGGAAACCATGACCAATGCCTACGCGCTGGTCAGTTCGGAATTCTTCGACAAACTGATCTCCCATTCCAAAACAGCAGACGCCTACAAGTTCTTCTCCGCCACCGGTGGTCAGCCGCTGCGCGAAGACATGCGCCGCAACTTCCCGTTCGCCGGTATTCTGTTTGAGGAATACAATGGCAGTGTCACATTGTCGGATGGCACCTCTGAGCGGCTGATCCCGGCAGGCGAAGGTATCGCCTTTCCGCTGGGCACGTTTGACACCTTCACCACGTATGGCGGGCCGGCCAATCTGCTGGAAGCGGCCAATACGGTTGGGTTGCCGCTCTATGCCCGCCAGCATCTCGATGAAAAGGGCCGCTGGATTGATCTGATGACCGAGGCTTCGGTCCTGCCAGTGAACAAACGGCCCCGCCTTGCGATCCGCCTGCACAGCTCAAACTGACGGTTCACGCTGATGAATGCTTTTGCGACCGCCATGGAGCGCATCTTTGCACATGCTGATATGGCGGTGGCTGCGGTCTGGATCTCAGGCACCACGTCGGAGGAGCGTCCCGTTCGCGTCATCCGACGTGCACCCGATCGCATCACTGATTTTGGCGCAGCGCGTATTCTCAGTGACACAACCACTGTTGATGTGCGGGTGAGCGATCTGGCGGACCCCCGGCCCGGCGATCTGATCATTCTTGGGACCGATAGCCTTGTCATTCAGGGCGAGCCTGCCCGGGACTCAGAACGGCTGATCTGGACGCTGGACCTGAGGCAATCATGAAACTGAAGATTGCGTTCGATCCCGACATCGCCGCCCTGATGCAGGCAGAAATCGCCGCCGGGGAAAAGGCAGTGTCGACGGCCATGCGCGCGGCGGGCAGCGGCTTGAAATCCGACTGGCGGGCCCAGATCACAGGCGCAGGTCTCGGTCGACGACTAGCAAATTCAATCCGCAGTCAGACCTTTCCGAAATCCAGCAACAGCCTGAACGCAGCAGCACTCGTCTGGTCCAAGGCACCAGTCATAATCGGTGCGCATGACACTGGGCCGCTGATCCGGTCCAAGGTTGGGTTCTGGCTGGCCATCCCCACGCCCGCCGCCGGGAAAAGCACGAAGGGTGGCCGCATCACTCCCGGCGAATGGGAACGGCGGCGCGGATTGCGCTTGCGGTTCGTCTATCGCCGCCGGGGGCCGAGCTTGCTGGTGGCCGAGGGGCGACTGAACACGAAGGGTCAGGCGGTGGTGTCGCGATCGAAGACCGGGCGTGGAAAGGTCACCGCGCCGATTTTCCTGCTGGTGCCTCAGGTTAAGTTGCCGATGCGGCTAGACCTCGACCGGGACGCAGACCGGGCGTTGGACAGCGTGCCAGGTTTGATTGTGGCGAACTGGGTGAAAGCAAGGTTTTGAGTTCTTGGGTCTTCTCGAGGCAACAAACTATGTAATAGTTTTACTGCCCACGTTCCTGAAGTAGCCGATACAGTAAATCGCTGATCACGCCAAATGAAGCTTGGCTTCTCGCAGACTCTGCCGTTTTCGCGAACTCTGGATCCTCCATTTGTTGACCCACGATAAAGGAGCATGCTGAAGTAAATTGATCTGCATCGGGATTCAATTCGGGAGGATGTTGTACGGACCCGTCGCGATCGAGTGCACGCTTGTAAAGAAAAAGGAATTCAGACCGTTTTTCCTCGTAGCTTTGGATCTGACCAGTGAGATTCATGACGCCAAAGTCATTATCACTCAGATTGCCAAGTCGATCCTCGATTTCCCGCTTGTCAGTGACATAGCTTGTCCAAAGAACTCCGCGACAGAACTCCTCGTCAGCTAAATCAAAATTGCCATCGCCGACAATGACATCAAGACCGCCTTGGAGTTTCGCAATATTTGCGGCTAATTCCTCTTGGGCTATTGCACCAGTTGAAAACGCAAAACATGAGGCTGAGCCGACAACCGACCGCCACAGTTTTGACTTCGCAGCGCAAAAGAAATTCGGCAACTTGATACCTTCCTATAGTATTTTCAACGGCTTGATGCCCAAAGCCAAGTCAAAGAACAAGTATCTCACATGCCCACTTCTCGTGAAACCATCCTCACCGCGCTGCATGCGCGACTATTTGCGGTGCCCGCCACAGTCTTGCGCGGCGAGGTGCAACCCGAGCGTGTCCCGGGTGATGGCCTGCTGATTCTACGTGACGGCGAGCCGGGGGAGCCGGAGGTGACGCTGTCGCCGCTGCGCTATCACTATCAGCACCGGGCCGAGATCGAGGCGGTTGTGCAAGGCGCTGACCGTGACGCTGCCTTCGATACGCTGACCACAAGCATAGGCGCGGTCATTGCCGCCGACCGTACGCTAGGCGGATTGTGCGACTGGGTCGAGGCGGAAGCGCCCCGTCCCGTCGATCTGCCAGTCGAAGGCGCGGCAAGCCTGAAGGCGGCCGTGATCTCGGTGGAGCTACATTATTCCACGGCCGATCCCTTGGCCTGATCAAACGACTTTGCGTTATTGGCATAGGATCGAGACCTGAACGTCCCCTCAACCTGCGCACCGCTCTTGATGCTCAGGCTCTCATAGATGATCTCGCCAGTTACCCGCGCGGTTGTGTGAAACACTACCTCGCCCCCAATGATCTGGCCATCGAAGCGCCCCTTTATGGTGATGCTGGCGGCCCGGAGTTCGCCTTCGACTTCGCCTGCTTCCTCTATGACGACAGCGGATGCGTTAACCCGCCCTTTGACGTAACCGGGCAATTCGACAGTGCCAGGAAACGACAGTTCGCCCGTGATGCGCGAGCCCGCGCCGAGATGTGAGCGGCCACCGGCCCCGGCTGCGGGATACTTTTCGTCCGTCATTCAATTCTGCCTTTTCGAGTTTCGGTTCTCTCGGAGCTCATCCGTTTCCACATACAGGAGAAACTACGATGGCACGAGCCCAAGGGGCGCGGGCGCAGATGGCGCTTGCGTTCGAGACGACCTATGGAACACCCCCCGCGGGCGGTTTCACCAAAATGCCTTTCGCCAGCACGTCGCTGGGATCCGAACAACCGCTGCTGAACAGCGAACTGCTGGGCTATGGCCGCGATCCCTTGGCCCCTATCAAGGACGCGGTGACGGCGGATGGCGATGTCGTGGTGCCGCTCGATGCCGAGGCCTTCGGATTCTGGCTCAAGGCAGCCTTCGGTGATCCCACAACCACGGGCGCTGCGGCGCCCTGGACCCATGAGTACCAGTCCGGATCGTGGACGCTGCCATCGATGTCGATCGAGACCGGCATGCCCGAAGTGCCGCGCTTTGCGATGTATTCCGGCTGCGTGTTGGATCAGCTGTCCTGGCAGGTGCAACGCTCGGGCCTGCTGACCGCCACCGCACGGCTGGTGGCACAGGGCGAGACCATTGCCACAACGACCAGTGCAGGCACGCCTGCCGATCTGGCCCTGCAGCGGTTCGGTCACTTCAACGGCGCGATCAGCCGGAATGGCTCTGCGCTTGGCAATGTGGTTTCGGCCGAGATCACCTATGCCAACAACCTCGACCGGATCGAGACCATCCGCAGCGACGGCAAGATCGACGGAGCGGACCCGTCCATCGCAGCACTCACCGGCCGGATCGAGGTCCGCTTTGCCGACAGCACGCTGGTGGCCCAGGCGATCAACGGCGATCCCTGCGAGATCACGTTCGCCTATGTGCTGCCATCCGGCGAGAGCTTCACCTTTACCGTGCACGCCGTCTATTTGCCGCGCCCCCGGATCGAAATTTCCGGGCCGCAGGGCGTGCAGGCGACTTTTGACTGGCAAGCCGCCAAAGCCGCCAGTCCCGGCCCCATGTGCACCGCAACCCTGATCAACGATATCGAGGCTTACTGATGATCCGACTGAACCTGACCGCCGCCCCTGAATGGCTAGAGCTTGCGCCCGGCCTGCGCCTGCAGGTCGCCCCTCTGACCACCGCATTGATGGTGTCGGCCCGCGCCGATGCTGCGATCAACGCCTTGCCCGAAGATGCCAGCCAGGAAGATCTGGCGCTGGTCATGGCCAAGTCCGTCGCGCGCCGCGCTGTTCTGGATTGGGAGGGGGTGGGGGATGCCATGGGCACAAATGTGCAGGTGTCACCAGACGGCATCGACGCCCTTCTGGAAATCTGGCCGGTTTTCGAGGCGTTCCAGACCCAGTATGTCGCGCGCGGCCTGCTGCTGGATCAGGAAAAAAACGCCTCCGCGCCCTCGCCGACTGGTGCTTCGGCGGGGGCGACAGCTATTGCACGGCCTGCGAACCCTACGAGGGCCGCGAGCGCAACTGCGCCGACTGCCCTGCCAGACTGAACCAGCCGCAAACGCAAGACGGTTGGGAGGTCTGGGACCTCGTCGGCCGACTTGGCGGTCAGCTGCGGGTCACCAACGGTGCAGTGCTGGGCTGGGACATGGGTGCAGCCATCGCTCTGGCACAGGCGCTGGGCATCGACACCCTGATCGCCGCGGAACTGCTGCCCGAGATCGAGGCGGTGATGGTGCGCAAACTTAACGAACAGATGGAAGGAAGCCGCGATGGCTGAGAAAAGGGTCTCTGTCCGCCTCGTGGCGGAAGGTGGTCGCCAGGTGCGCGCCGAGCTGGAAGGCGTCGGTGAGGCCGGGGCGCGCGGGTTCGGGCGGTTGTCGCGCGAAATGGACCTGGCCAATGCGCGCGTTGCCGCCTTTGCCCGCCGCGCCACGCTGGCTGCCACTGCGGCCACGGCTGCACTGGCCGCAGCCGGGGCCGCGATGATCAGGTCCGGGCTACAGACCGTGGATGCACAGGCCAAACTGGCGCAATCGCTTGGCACAACAGTTGCCTCGATCCAGACGCTGGAGCGCGCGGGCGCGTTGGCGGGCGTGTCAATGTCCGGCATCGAACAGGCGACCAAGGATCTGACGCGACGGCTGAGCCAGGCGGCCGCCGGAACAGGCCCTGCGGCAGACGCACTTGACCGGCTGGGGTTGTCGGCCTCTGATCTGATCGCTTTACCGCTGGACCAGCGTGTCGGTGCGATCAACGCCGCCATCGCAGATTTCGTACCTGCCGCCGAGCGCGCTGCCGTCGCCGGGCAGCTCTTCGGCGAGGAAGGCTCCATCGCCATGTCGCGGATTGATACAGCGACTCTGCGCCAGGCAACCGAGGACGTGCTAGCCTTTGGGGTGGTGGTCTCCGAGCAGGATGCTGACCAGATCGAACGCACCAATGATGCGATCTCCAGGCTGGGGCTGATCTGGCGCGGTGTCTCGAACCAACTCGCGGTTGCGGCTGCCCCGGCTCTGGAGGCCGTGGCCAATGCGCTGGCCAGCGTCACGCGCACCACCGGGCCAGTGGGAATCGCGATCAAGGCACTCTTTGACAACATCGGGCGGCTGGCCACCTATGCGGCGACGTTCGCAGGCATCATGGCCGAGCGCTGGGTGGCGGGCATGGCAGCAGCCGCCCTGTCGGTACGCGGGGTCGCCACGGCACTGGTTGTTCTGCGCGGTGCGCTGATCCGCACCGGTATCGGCGCGCTGATCGTCGGCGCGGGCGAGCTGGTCTATCAGTTCACCAAGCTGGTGAAAGGAGCTGGCGGCGTCGGTGCGGCGTTCCAGCTGCTGGGTGATCTCGCGAAGGAAGTGTGGTCACGGATGTGGCTGGGGCTGGATGCCGCCTTTGCCAACATGTCGGCAGGCTGGGAGAGCCTGAAGGCGTCCGGGCTTTCGGCGCTCGAGGGCACCATCGCGGGCGTTGTCAGCTTCGGCGACCGGACAGCGGCGATTTTCCAAGGGACCTATGATGCAGCCGTGGCAATCTGGGGCAGCCTGCCCGGTGCCATCGGCGACTTTGCGTTTCAGGCGGCGAACGGGCTGATCTCGGGCGTCGAAGCGATGCTGAACGGCGTCATCACCCGTATCAACACGTTCATCAACGGGTTGAATGCGGCGCTGGCGCTGCTGCCGGAATGGGCAACGGTTGAGGGCGGCGTGCGGATCGGTGCGCTGGATCCTGTGGGACTGGCGCGGATCGGCAACCCTTTCGAGGGTGCCGCGACGGCTGCAGGTGCGGCTGCAGCAGATGCCTTTTCCACCGCGCTGTCGCGCACCTATCTCGAACCACCCGACCTTGGGCTCGGAGCTATGGCCGAGGATGCGGGTGGCCATGAAGACGGATATCGCGAAGCCGCAGGCATGCTCGCGGATGCCGCAGGTCGGCCGCTGGCCAGTTGGCAGGCGCTGCGCGACGCCGTGACTGGCGCAGGGACTGAAGCAGATGCCGCACTGGTCGATGCTGCCAGTTCTGCCGATGCGCTGGCAGCGGGGCTGAATGACGCGAGCAGTGCTGCAGTTGGCGCGGGCGGTGCCGCACGCAATGCCGGTGCGGCAGCGGCTGCCAGTGCCGAAACAGCAGCAATCGGATGGGCTGCGATAACCGCGGCGCTCGCCGACTATGCCGCCAAGGCCCACGATATTGGTGGCGATATCGGCCAGACATTGGTCGGGGCCTTCCAAAGCGCCGAGAACGCGGTGGCCACCTTCGTCAAATCCGGCAAACTGGACTTCCGCGATCTCGTGACCTCGATGATTGCCGATCTGGCCAAACTGGCAGCGCGGCGTTTCATCCTTGGTCCCATCGCCAACGCCCTCTTTGGCGCGCTGGGTGGTGCTGGCGACGCGGGCCGCGCAGGCGAGGTGTTCGCCGACATCCTGCATGCCGGTGGCACGGTCGGATCGCCCGGCCCGGGCCGCATGGTGCCTGCGCTGGCCTTCGCCGGTGCCCCACGCATGCATTCCGGCGGCTGGGCCGGGCTGAAGCCAGACGAGGTTCCGGCGATCCTGCAACGAGGTGAACGCGTCCTCTCCCGTCGTGAGGCTGCTGGCTATGGCCAGGGGCAGTCCTCCATGCCCGCCGTCAACGTGACCATCATGGCCCGTGACGCCGAAAGCTTCCGGCAATCGCGCACGCAGGTCGCGGCCGATATAGCCCGCGCGGTGTCGCTGGGCCGGAGGGGCATGTGATGTCGTTTCACGAAGTGCGCTTCCCCGACAACATCAGTCGCGGCGCACGCGGAGGGCCTGAACGGCGCACCCAGATCGTGGAGCTGGCAAGTGGCAACGAGGAACGCAATGCCAGCTGGGCCAACTCGCGCCGCCGCTATGATGTCGCCTATGGCATCCGCCGCGCCGACGACCTGGCAGCCGTGGTCGCCTTCTTCGAGGCGCGCAACGGCCGCCTGTATGGGTTTCGCTACAAGGACTGGGCCGATTATAAATCCAGCCTGCCATCGCAACCCGTGACCCCAACCGACCAGCTCATCGGCACCGGCGACGGTATTGTCACCAGTTTTGCAGTGCTGAAGCACTACACCTCCGGCGCGCAGGCCTGGACCCGCACTATCGCAAAGCCCGTCGCGGGCAGCCTGCGCCTCGCGCTGGACGGGGTCGAACAGATGTCGGGCTGGGGCGTCGACACCACCACCGGCGTCGTGAGCCTCAATACCGCCCCCGGCGCAGGCATGGTGATCACCGCTGGCTTCGAATTCGACGTGCCCGTCCGCTTCGACACCGACACGCTCGACGTCACCCTTGATATCGAACGGCTTGGCTCCATCACATCCATCCCGCTGCTGGAGATCCGCAGATGAACGAAGAGACCCGCTTTCTGGCCGCGGTGTTGCGCGATCTGGCGGCGTCCACTGCCGTCATTCTGGCCGCATGGGGCGCGCTGGGCGGCGCAACAAACGCGCTGACCACAAGGATGCGCCTGCGAGACGCGCTGCGCCACATCCTGCTCGGCGGGCTGATTGCGGCCGGGATGGGCAGCCTTTCGATGGCGGTCATCACCGCCTGGCTCGGCCTGCCGCCTGAGGCGATCCCGGCAGGCGGGGCCGCAGGATCAGCGGCCTATCTTGTGGGCGTCTTCGGCCCGGCCTTTATCGAAATCGTCCTCGCCCGGATGCGCCACACGAAAGGCGGCGACACCGATGCATGATCTCCTCCGCCTCGCGCGCACCCTGCGCAGCGACACTGCCGACCCAAGCCAGACCTTCAACCACCGCATCCGCATCGGCATTTTTGTTGCGGCCCTGATCCTGCTTTTCTCATTTCTGAGGTAAAACCATGCATATGACAGACCGGGGCCTATCGGCCCTCGCCCGGCACGAAGGTCTCGTGCCCGGGCCCTATCTTGACGTCAAAAACGTCTGGACCTTCGGCATCGGCCATACCGTCGCCGCTGGGCCGCCTGATCCGATCGAGATGCCGCGCGGGATGCCCGTCGATCTCGATGCTGCGATCCGGGCGGCATTCCGGCTGTTCCACGCCGACATCGCGATCTACGAGGCCGAGGTATGGCGGGCCGTAACGGTACCGCTGGCACCGCATGAATTCGATGCGCTGGTCAGCTTTCACTACAACACCGGCGGTATAGCGCGCGCCATGCTGACCCGACATCTGAACGCGGGCAATCGCGAGGCGGCTGCCCAGGCCTTCATGGGATGGCGCAAGCCCGCCGCAATCATTCCACGCCGCAAGGCGGAGCGCGATCTGTTCCGCCATGGCAGCTATCCGGCCGGCACCATCCCGGTCTGGGCGGTGGACCGATCGGGACGCGTCGATTTCTCGCGCCCCGTTCGACGTCTGAGTGAAGATCAGGCGCTGGCGCTCTTGCACCCTGCCCCCACGCTAACGCCACCCTCTGTCCCATCTACGCAAGCCCTAGAGACCAGCTGGATCACTCGGCTGAGCACTCTTCTTTCCACACTGATCCGGAGGACCTGATCCCATGCGTTATATCCGTCCCAATTCCCTGACCTGGTGGGCGGGGTGTCTCGCCGCTCTTACCGGCGTGGCATCTATCCTGCTGCCCGCCACTGGCCCGCTTAGCGAGCTGTCTCGGCTCGTGGCGCTGCTGGCAGGCTCCGCCGATGCATCCCCTGCCGGGCTGATGTTCCTCGGGCTTGGCTTGATTGGCCTGCGCGACCGGATCGAGCGCGGGTTCCGTGGCAATGGCTGAGTTCCTGATCTGGCCAATTGCGGCTCTGGGCGCGGTTGGGGGCATGGTCCTCAGTCGCCTGCTTGGTCGCGCGGAAGGCAAACGCACCGGACGAGAGGAGGCTTGGCAGGATGCACGACGTGATCAGACAGACCGGATGGATGCCGGGCGTAAGGCGGTGCGCGACGGCCGCAATGCTGGCGCTCCTGCTGACAGGCTGCACGACAACGATAATGCCTGGTGATGCTGGCTGCGCCTCCTACGGCGACGCGCGGCTGGCCCGGCCCTCTGCCGAGACAGTTGCAGAGGTGCCGGGCGATTGGGCGGACTGGATCGCCGACCTCGACGACCGCATGACAGGAACCTGCCGATGAAAACCCTCTCCCCCGACCTGCAAACCCATCTCGATGATGGCACCACCACGCTCGCCTGGTGCTGGCGGATTTCGCGGGGCGACGGTGAGTCCTTCGGCTTCACTGATCATGACCAGACACTCAGCTTCGATGGCAGTGATTTCGAACCCGAAAGTGGGCTGACCGCCTCCGAGGTCCGCTCGGGCTCAGACCTCTCGGTCGATGCCCAAGATGCCCAAGGTGTGCTCACCTCTGACCGGATCACCGAGACCGATATTTTTGAGGGCCGCTGGGACAACGCCGATGTCGAGGTCTGGCGGGTGAACTGGGCTGACACGGATCAGCGCGTGCTGATGCGGCGCGGGGCCATCGGCCAGATCCGGCGCGGACGACTGGCCTTCGTGGCCGAGGTACGCTCGCTCGCCCATGTCCTCGGCCAACCGCATCCCGCTACTGAGTTTCGAGGTGTTCCGCCCGCTCGCCGATCCAGACACGGCGGAGGGCAACGTGAGGGCCGTAACCATGATCCCGGCTTCAGGCGAGTTCGCCTATGCCACACAGGGCATCCGGAAGGGCGGTGGCGGATCGTCGGAGCCCGAGAACCTCAACGCGCTGACCGATACCGCCGACATAGTGGTGGCGCTGGACCGGCTGCAGGCCATGGCCCCGAAGGTTGAGAGCGTCAGCCTCGTCGTGGCCTGGTTTGGCGATGATCTACGGGCGGGCTCCTGCAAGGTACGGCCCGGGATCGAGGTCACCGCCAAATCGACCACGCCGTCGACCTGGTCCGTGAATGGGGTCAGCCGTGCCAATGCCTTGCTGATTAGCCGCGACGATCGAGATCGGCCGGTCTATGGTGGCACGCCCGCCGATTTTGCGGTGGTACAGGCGATCCGGGAGATGAAGGCGCGCGGGCTGCGCGTGACCTTCTACCCGTTCATCCTGATGGACGTGCCGCCCGGGAACACGCTGCCGAATCCGTATTCCAACAACGCCGCCGAGACAGGCCAGCCCGCGTTTCCATGGCGGGGCCGGATCACCTGTTCGCCTGCGGCAGGCTACGCGGGGACCGTGGACAAGACCGCTATGGCCGCAAGCCAGGTCGCGGCGCTGTTCGGCGCGGCGACGCCCGCAAGCTTCAACGTCTCAGGTCAGTCTGTTTCGTGGACCGGGCCATCTGACGACTGGGGTCTGCGCCGCATGGTGCTGCACTATGCCCACCTCTGTGCAGTGGCGGGCGGGGTGGATGCCTTTCTGATTGGCACCGAGATGCCGGGCCTGACGATGATCCGCTCGGGCGCGTCCACCTATCCGGCGGTGCAGGCGTTGCGGGATCTTCTGGCGGATGTCCGCGCCATCCTCGGGCCCGGCACGGCGATCAGCTACGCGGCCGACTGGAGCGAGTATTTCGGCCACCAGCCGGACGATGACACCGGCGATGTGTTCTTCCATCTCGATCCACTCTGGGCCGACGCGAACACCGACTTCATAGGGATCGACAACTACATGCCGCTCTCCGACTGGCGCGACGGGTTCGGTCATGCAGATGCGGCAGAGGGCTGGCCCGCGATCCACGATCGCGCCTACCTGCAATCCAACATCGCCGGCGGCGAGCTTCACGACTGGTACTATGTCTCCGCCGCTGATCGCACGGCCCAAATCAGAACGCCGGTCCGCGATGGCATTTTCGGCGAGGACTGGCTGTTCCGCCCAAAGGATATCACCGGCTGGTGGTCCCGCCCACACCATAACCGCCCTGCGGGTCTGAGGGAAAACAACATTCCGAACGGCAACACGCCATCCGCCTGGTCTGAGGTAACCGCGGCTGTTCTGCCCAGTTCCGAGAGCGTCGGTCCGTTCAAATCCGGCGCACGCATCGCGGCCATAGACGGGGAAAATGATTTTGCGCAGTCGTCCTCAGTGGTTGATCTTGTCCAGTCCGGTGGCACCTATGAGACAGGACTGATCCTGAAGCCTGGCACATCCGGCAAGGCACGGGTTTATGTCAACCTCACCGGCGCGTCGAACAAGGAAGTCAGAATAAACTCGTTCTCCACCTCGGGACCATACACATCGGATCCGGGTATTTCGGACCTCGCCCTGACCGATATCGGCGGCGGCTTCTGGCGTCTGACTTTCACCTGGATTTCGCCAATAACGGATCCTTCAGTTCAGCTGCGCGTCGGTCCTTATTCGGCAGTTCCGGGGGCGGATGTGCATATAATGGCCGGATGGATGAACGCACCAGCCATGGGCACAACCCCCTGGGTTCCGAAATCGAAGCCGATCCGCTTCACCGAACTCGGCTGCCCGGCAATCGACCGCGGCACCAACCAACCCAACGTCTTCTTCGACCCCAAATCATCCGAAAGCGTCACACCGCATTTCTCGCGGGGCTGGCGGGACGATGCAATCCAGAGGGCCTATCTTGAGGCGACCTATCTGTGGTGGGGCGATCCCGCAAACAACCCGATGTCGGATGTCTACGATGGCCGGATGGTGCATGTGCCGGAATGCGCGGCCTGGACTTGGGATGCTCGGCCTTATCCTTTCTTCCCGGCGCTGACCAACGTTTGGACAGACGGCGCAAACTGGCGGCTGGGGCACTGGCTGACCGGGAGACTGGGCGCGGTGTCGCTGGCGGCACTCATCCGACATCTCAGCCTGCGTGCTGGCATGTCCGGGGCACAGATCGACGTCACCGGGCTCTGGGGTGCGGTGGAGGGCTATGCCATTGGCGCGCTGGAAAGCCCGCGCGCCTCGATCACCACGCTGTCGCGGCACTTCGGCTTCGACGCGGTGGAGACCGAAGGCATGATCCGCTTCATAATGCGTGGTCGGGCCTCCGTCGCGACCCTCACTCCTGACGATTTGGTGGCCCCCCGCGAGGGCGATGTTCTGGAACTCACCCGCGCGCAGGAAACCGAACTGCCACAGGCGCTTAAATGGCAGGTGGCCCGTGCTGACGAGGATTACGACGCCGCTCTGGTTGAGGCGCGACGCATCACCGTCGATACCACCCGGATTGCCTCGGAGAGCTTCCCCATGGCGGTCCCGCCAGAGGAAGCTGAACGGCGTTGCCGCCGCGCACTTATGGAAGCCTGGACCGGGCGGGAAACGGCCGTGTTTCGCTTGCCGCCCTCGCGGCTGGCGCTGGACCCGGCTGATGTCGTGACACTGGCCCATGACGGGCGGCACATTCCGATGCGATTGGTCTCGATTGCGGATACCGAGGCGCGCGGGATCGAAGCGGTCCGTCAAGATCGGGAAGCCCACGACCTGCCGCCCGGATCACCACGACCCTCGTCCCTGTCCAAAGCCGTGGTGTTCGGCGCCCCC